TTACTTCCCTTTTTAATGCCCAAATCAATCTCAATTTCTTTGTTTATTCTTTTTGACCAATTTGCATAATTTCTTGATAAATTACCTTTGGCCTGATCAAACGGATCAAGTAAAACCCTTTTAATGTTTTCAAAACCCTTCCCATATACTTCTTTGAAGTTTCTATAAACATCTCTTGTGTAAGCCTTGAATCCAGAAATATCTTTTAAGTCTTCCGCACCAACGCCTCCAACCTTAGTATTTTTTGATATAGACTTGCCTATGTCTTCTACGTTAGCCTTGGACTGCATATAAGGTGTTCTTGTTGCACCCTCTTGTGCAAAGAGTGTTTTTTGCCATTCTTTATAATCATTATTTGCCGTTATTTTAGCTGCTCTTTCTTGTTGTAGTTTGAGTTTCTTGAGACCCGCTTCGGTTGGGACGGCACTATATGTTTTCTGTGGTATAATATCTTGTGGTACAGATACGGGTTTTACTGGTTGTGTCGGGTCTTTCACTAATCCTAGTGACTTTCCTATTTCTTCTACGTCTATAAAACCTCTTTCATATTTTGAGTCTGATACTTCATTAAATTTTATATCTTTCCCGCTCATGTTTACTTCACTTGGGAATTTTCCTTTTAATTCTGATAATATTTTGGCAAATTGTCCCAAAGCATTTCTTGTGTATTTAATTGTCGCTTCTCCAGTTTCTTTGATAAATGGTTTAAGTGCTCCGTATATATTCCCCACCACTTTACTTGCACCAGCAAATCCTATTTCAGAAGCGGAACCAAAAGCTATATTTTGAGCTATATACTTTTCTCTGTCTTTTTCGGGTAAATCTCCCAATGACATTAAAAGTCCCTCAATTCCACCTTTGGCTGCAAGAGATCCAACCTTAAACCAATTGCTCATATTTTTGGTTAGATTTAGTAATTTTGTTGTTTCTCCGAATATCTTTGTATTAGTTGGATTCTTTACAAATCCAATCATGTTTCCTGCCGTTACTAACGGATCAAACTCCATACCCAATATTTTTATATTCCTTTGTGGTACATTGGGAGATTCGATATCACCCATTCCTTGTGTTACACCGGAAGCGACTCGTCTAAGTGTGTCCGATGATGCAATTTGCGGTTGATTGACAACAAAGTTTGCACCCTGGTACAGAGGACTTGCCACCGCAGCAAAATTTCCTATACCATAGGCAGCTTTGGCCAGACCTTGTACAACCTTACCCTTGTCATTGGTTTTAATACCCGTTCCAATTAGATTTCCGGCATCTATCATCTTATTAGCACTACCCATACCCGTTCTAAATGAATTTGTAAACATACCAGCCATACCTTGAACTCCAGCTATCGGGACATTGACAATCGGTTGTATGTATTTTTGTAGAGGTTGAGGTGTTATTTGTTGCACGCCCGACCTTAGATAGTTTCCGAAAGCTGTTGGTAATTGGGGAATTGCATTTTGTACTCTCTGGATACCACCCTCAATTCCACCAGGTGTTGCTCTGTCTAAATTTCCCCAAAAGTTGTTTCCGTTATTGGAAGTGGGATTAAAATAGGGGTGTTGTACCACCTTTTTTACTGAGTTATATGCATTAACAGGAGGAATTAAATTAAAAGCCGTCCCACCAACAGTCTGTACACCCTGTTGAAGTCTCTTTTTTAATTCGTCTGCGATGTCTTTAAGTGTCATACTGGTTCTGGCCTATAAGCCAGCCAGTCGCTTTAGCTCATCCTCTACTGAGGCGTTAGTTCCACCAAATTTAGCTGTCGATGTTCCTGCGGGAGCAAACTGAGGCGTTCCTGTGATCTGCCCGTATTGCTGTTGTGGGGCCGTGTAAGCTCCAATTCCTGCCATGTTTTGTTTGAGTTGCGCCAAGTTTGTAGCGTTACTCATAGCCCAGCTCTCAAGGGATGCCTGTCGTTGAGCTGTTTGATTCTGAATAGCTGTAAGTTTCGTGATGGCTGCCTGGTAGAGATTGGTTGTAAGACTCTGTAAATCTTGAGACTTAGATAGTTGACCCTGAGCTTTGGCTGTTTGTAATTGCTGTTGTGCTGAGGCAAACCAATCGGCTATCTGACCGATTCTTGTATCTCTTTCACCTGCGAGTCTATTTTTCTCCTGCATATAGATATTGTTTAATTTAGAACCTCTGTCGGCTATATCACTTAATATTGAGGCTGTTTGGGCTTGAACATCTCCTCTTTGCTGGCTTCCTAGTTTAGTAAGTCCGTAAGCATATTGATTAACTGCCGAAGAGTCTCCAGCCCCCATTGATCCAAGATAGGTATTTCCGGCATTCATCAAGTTTCGAATGTTTGAGGAAATGTCTTTTAAGGTCTTGACTTGGTTGGTTTGGGTCTTACCTGCCTGAATATCAAGATCGGCTTGGTTTTGATCTTTTTGAAGTCCTAAATCTGTTACATTGGTATTGTAGGAAGTGTTAGCTATTCCTTCTTGGGCTGTTTTCTGCCCTGGGAGGCTGGTATTGAGCATATTATCCAATTCACCGAAGTAGTTTGAATATCCACCCTCGATTTGCTGTCTCATAATGTCTTCGTAAGAAGGGCCAGAAGAACCCTCTCTTTGTTTGGCTTCCCAATCAGCCTGTGCGGCAACTGGATCCCAACCTTTATATTGATCAGATGGGAACGCACCCGTGTTTGTCGGGGCGGGATTTGCTGGAGGATTCGAGGTGTTTTCACCTAAAACTTGCGGGGTGCTTGCGTAGGTATTAAGGTAGCTCTGTTGCTGTGTAGGGTTCATCTGATATGTCCCCGTTTTGTTGAGATCTGCTGTAGCTGGATTTTGATACTGATCCATAACCAAATCCGACCCTCCCGAACTATATCGAGTAAAGCCGAGTAGGTCTGAAATCCTTTCGGTTATTCCGAAATCTGGTGTTCCCCATGATCCTGTATGTGACATATTTGACTTATAGTGTTATAATTAACTTATGATTAAAGCCTTTTTAGTCGGTCTTTATTATCTTGGTTTGGCATTCTACCTTTGGTTTTACTTTGCTAACCAGGGAATGGAATTTGCGGATAATTTCAGAGCTAATACCAATAAGGTGTTTATTCTTGTGGTAATAATTCCTAATATCGTTCTATTCTTATTCCTTTTAAGGTATCTAAAATCCAAACTCACTTCTCCTCATTGAGGCTTCGCCTCAGGGGAGTCCGTCTACAAACTGCTTACCTAGCCATCCTCCCTTCACTTCCCTCTTCTCTCTATTCCGTATTCTTAAGCGTTACGCTTGAAGTTTCCGTTTTTAGATTAAGTCGGTCGTTTGGTCGGCCTGATACCTCATCTACTATCAGGTGTAGCCTTCTAGACTTGCGATCTAGTTGGAATTCCTTAAGGTCGATTTGCGGCCGCATCTCGATTAGGTAAGTTCGTTTTTACGGAACTCCAACTAAACAACAAGTTTTAACCAATAAAAAAACCACCCAAACAATCGGGTGGCCCTCCGTGCGTAAATACGCACTAAACTAGCCTATGAATAATATATATCATTTCTCACTTTTGTTGTCAAGTATTCCCCTAAAATAGTTAGCGTACTTATCCACATTGGCCTGCATGGTGTGATTCTCTTTAATATATTTATACGCCTCCTCTGCCATCTCTTTGCCTTTATCCGGATTCTCTATTAAATATGAAAGGTGGTTAACCCAATCTTCGGTACTCGAAGCTAGTAGCCCTCTTTCAGGATGGTTGGCTAGAACGTCATTGTAAGGGTCGATCCTTTCCATAATACAAGGTGTTTTACTTGCGGAGTATTCTAAGTATTTAATATACGACTTCGCACGACTGTAATTGCTCCATGTTAAAGGTGCGACATATATATCGCACTCACTAGCCATATTGGGCCACACTTCGTCAATAAACCTATATACGTTGTACCTTCCTAGGGTGTACTTATACTTGTACCCAAATAAGGCTTTGAGTTGTGGCATATAGAAAGTAGTCTTGAATCTTACTTGCGGGTACTTGTCCATGATTATTCTCATAGCTTTAGTGAATTCGGGTTTGTTTACATCGGGATAATGTGAGGCCCCTCCTATATAGCCTATGGTTATTTCATCTGTTTTAACCTTAGGTGGGATCTTCTTAAAATCATACTTAGTCAGGTCAACGTAATTAGGAAGGACGGTAATGTCTTTAATCGGTCTTTGGGTGTGTTCTACAATCTTGTATTTTAGAAAAGGATTTGTTGTAGTGAGGGAGTCTGCGTCTAAGATAATCGCAGTTCTGTTAAATAGCTTCTCACTACCTGGTTCATAATCCCCTTTGTAATAAGGGTGTGTGGGATCGACCGCCCAGATATTATCGTCTAAGTCTAAAGCTACTTTCATTCCGTACTTCATCCCTTGCACCCTTAACTCAAGATAGAACTTAACCGAGTCTGCGTATGAGAAATACATAATGTCGTAGTATTTGGACAGATCCTCGGTATTCGTAAACTTACTCGTCTTTCCACCTACTAGCTCGTAGGATATATCTACCTCAAATTCATCCTTGGGTAAGTAGGTTAGAGGGCTAATAGTTCTAGCGTAATCAACTCCACCTACATACATAATTTCTTGACCGGTACTTTGGTTGGTTTTTAACTTGAAATTAGTCAGTGATCCTAATACTTTTATTTTCTTCATGATACCTTGCGGAGGGTGAGGTGGCACTCCCACGGGAATCTGTCCCTGTCCATTCCTATAATTTCAAACTTACACTTGGTCATACAATGTCCTCCGAATGCTTTGTCTGTAAAGTAACCGAAAAACACATCCGCCTGTTCTGGGATGTATTTAACATGGGTCGGATCTAAGAATGCGTGGGGATGGGGTAAAGTGGGAACTCGAATATCCAACACTCCACCTATCTTCAGAAACGAGCCTAATTGCTCCATCAAAGCTACTGTATCTTGGAAATGCTCTACAAAATGATGGGCGAATACTGCGTCGTATAAATAAGGAGGCTTGAAGTCAAATACCGAACACAACCACTTTTGTCCGTGATCTATATTGTCTAATCCCTCAGTATTAGGAATCCACCTAGTTATATCAGAACACCCTACGTTTAATGCTCGGTTTACTTCAATTTTCTTTTCCATAGATAGTTTTTAGAATCTCTTTAACCGGATCGCCTGGATAGTTCAAACATTCTTTTCTAAACCACTCACGATCCTTTTTATTTAAGTCGGGATCTTTGATACAGAGTTCTATTTGTTTATTAAGCGACTCTAAAGGGACTTGAATAGCTGCGGGACTGATTTGGCTTATAAACTCTTCTCTTGTGTAAGTCTTACCTAATAGATCCTTTTGAGTCCAGTTATCAACTGAAATATAGGGGATGTCCATTAAGTGAGTCAAAGCTCCGAAAGTCCCCTCTCCTATCCCCACAACCACGTCCGCCCAACTTAAGGTGTGGAAACAAGTATCTATGTGGTTTAGCCCCTGTCTGTCAGTTGAGAGAGGGCGAGGGTAATCGGCAGGGTTATTCTCGCCTTCCAAAAGTTTGCTGAATACGTCATATTTACATTCTTTAAGTTCGGCGGCTACTTCTAGATTCTCTTGAAGTTCTCTATCCCAATGTCTGGGTGCAAACAATACACGCTTGTCTTTATGTTCCCGTCTTGGAATTATCTTTTTTGTTAAAAGTGTTCCCGTAACCACAACTTTTTCTTTAGGAATGCCCGCTTTTACCAGCCAGCTTTTTGTCCAATTACCCCAAGCCATGAACGTATCCGCAATCAAAGGTCTATTAAGAGGTGGAATATAATCGTTTATAGAGAGAAGTCCGTGTTCGGCTACTATCACACGCTTGCCGAGCATCTTAGCCTGAACTGCTATTTCTTCCATGTTCCCTATAACATCCTGCCACATAACTAGCGTGTCGGCTTCGTGCCAGTCTTGTACTAGATCACCTGTTTTATGAAGTTCATTAACCAACTCGTCTAAAATACCATTAAAGTTAAATAATGTTATTTTCACTTCCTCTCCTTCCCCTCACTGCCCATCATAATCTCATATTTAAGTTCGGCCATCTTCCAATCTTCGGGGGAATCCACATCCTGACTCTCGGACTCTTTAACTATTAAAGGAATTGACTTTGAAAGGAACAAAACCCTCTCTTTTAAAAGTGCATCGGTTTTTAATAAATAAAATTGGCCCACATCGTGGTATCTTGGTTCGAAGTCTTGAGTGTTGTGGTGGTAGGCTTCGTAATCAACTATTTTGACAAGTCCATCGTCTATGTGAACCGACCTTTGGGGGGGATAGCCATACTGAACCATCGGGAACACCCCATTTCCTTGTTTAATTAACTCAAATGCTTCGTTTAAGAGTTTGGGTGTAGCAAATACCGCCGTGGCGTGTAGCATTAAACAGTATTCAGGTTCAATCCAATTACGTTGGATATAATCTAAGAGTACTTCCGTAGTGGTCGTCCTATCGTCAGCTAAGTGTGCGGGTCTATCATCTACTTCAGCCCCATATTTTCTAGCTACTTCGGCTATCTCCCCGTCTTCAGTAGAAACAATCGGAGTAATACCTAGCTCTTTCAGATAACGGATAGGATACGAGATAATTGGTTGTCCACAAAACTCCTTGATATTTTTTCTTGGAAGCCTGACGGAGCCCCCTCTCGCCGGTATAAACGCAAGTGTTTTCATGGTTGTCTCCTTAATTTCGGTTCTTTACTATTTATCTCACCGTTTAGATATCTTTTAACAATATCGTTGTTGTAAATATTATATATCATTCTTAAATGTTGTGGTTTGAAGTCGCTTTCAAGGAAGTTCTTTCCCCCCTCCGGCTTTTGTGGGTATTTTATCCAGTCGGGGTACATTTTAAGTAGTCTACAAGCTTCCTTAGTCGATTCTAACACGTTTTTACAGGCAACATCATGTATCCCATCATCTTTGTCTAGTTTTGGTGTTACTTGATGGATAATGTCTCCTCCATCGGGTGTATCGACGATGTAATGAAACGTTGTACCCGCCCAATTTGGTTCTAACATATAAAAAGGCCAGAATAGAGTAGCCGCACCCCTGTAACGTGGTGATAAGCCCAAGTGTAGGTTAATTGTGTCTTTTGGAAGCGCCGACATTAAAGGTTCCCTAATCATTCCCGATCCAAATACTAAAACTATATCCGGCATTATGTTTTCCATGAAATCAACGCTGTTTAATGAGTTGAGTTCTTCTTTGTTTACCTTGAGTAGCGGAAACTTAGGATCTTCTTGTTTACCAAAGTATTTCTCCTCGGCCTGTAATCTATCCCAGAAGTGTCTTGTCCAGTTACTCTTATCCTTAGCATCTGCGCTAGCTTCAATCGTAGGAACGGCATTTCCTCTGGTCTGCATAATTCCACCCATAACGGGGAACTCTTTAGCAATCTCGTTTATATAGTAAAGGTGTCTGGGTTGATCTCCGCCCACCCAGCCGATTCTCTCACTCACTTAATTAAACCCTCCTTTTTAAGCAACTCCGATGTTTTGATTAAATCACCCATCGATATACCGGTACTCTCGGCAATGTCTAATAGAGACTTACCCGAATTGAACATCACTGTAAGTATATTCTCCGTACTCTTGTCGTTCTGGTTGTTTCCTCCGAGTGTCGGATATAGTTCACGTTTGGAAAGCATGGGTTCACATGACGGATTAAGGCTCTCGATAACATTGTCACCTTCTATTGCCTCGATCATTCTTTTAGCACTCTCAAGCGTCTTCTGATAATCGACTTTAAAGTATTCTCTGTCTAATGAAGTATGGTAGTACGAACCATAAAGTCCGCCCTTATTTAAGATAATTGTCGGTATCCTAAATGCGGGAGAAGATAATTGTCTTTCATCACTACCTCTTACACTAAACGGAGTGCCTTGTTTGCCTGTTGCCTGTCGGGCTATCCTATCCATATATGAATTACCCAAAAAGGATTGTTTAAAACCAACTGGTTCAGATATCGTACCCACAACATGACTCAGTACAACCGCACCTCTGACGTTGGATACATCGTGTGTCGCTAAGTAAGATATCATTCCTATTGTTTCGGGGGCAATTATAAATCTATAAGTATGTTTCGTTTTACCCATACTTGCGAGCAAATCAGCCCACAATGCCATTCCGGCTACGTTATCGTTAATCATGCTTGGGTGGCAACAATACGTTGAGATAATATATTCGTCTTCATCACCCTCTATAATTTTCTCTCCATAAGTCATTGAACCATCTTTAAACTCCGAGTCTATCCTGGCATGATACATAAGTTTGGGGTTCATATTCTTGTAAGAGTCTCCGTCTACGCAAAATCCCCAATCCTTTTTATAGTAAGAAGTTCTATAAGGTATTCCGTGAGCAAAATCACTCTTGTATAAATGAAGTTTCAACTCATCGTATTCCATATTTTTCTCTATTGGCTCACTGTAGGACACAACGTGGAGAAAATCCTTTTTATAGTCAGCCCACACCTTACCGGTTTCGTCTGACAACACTGCATCTCTTATTACCCACTCTTGCGGAATCGTCCAGTCAAACACTTTAGTTCCTGAAGGAATCTCGTGTATATCAAAGTCTGCTTTCTCTCGTAGGATGTCTAGGCTCTTGCGAACCCCGTCTCCTGTGATACTGCGGTCTATCTGCATTAAGCGTTCTATCATTAGATCATTTCAGTTATCGGTTGAACCCTCATCACTTCTTTGTTTCTTTTAACGTCAATCGGGAAGTCCTCTAAATCCTTACTTTCCCAATACTGCAACGCTTCTTCCATTTGTTTGAGGTTCTTAAACTCATCTTTGGGTGTAGTTATCTCGAAGTACTGGTCAACCCCTCTGGGAGCTGCGAATAGCCCAAACGGAGTTCCTAATTCAACATCCCCTATTCTTTTGGCGTACTCTAATTCTTGCCATGTGTTAGGGGGCATCTTCTCATCAAAGAAACCTACCTTTTCTACCGCTTTACGGGTAAACATTGAAAATGAAGACACAAAGTCTGTATAGTATTGAATGTATCTATCCTCATCGAATCCTATGCGTTTATTTATTCCCCCTCTGGCCCACATTAACGCATGAATACCTGTAGCTTCTGAAGTTTCTATGAATTTCTCGTAAACTTGGTCGTCTAAGACTTTGCAGTTATCCTCGACTAAAAAGAAGTAATCTTTGTCTGTTTTAAGCATTTCACGCAGAGCTTTGTTTTTCTCTTTTGCTATATCCCCCGAAAGAGAGATTGTTTTGGTGCAGTATTTAAGCATAAAAAAAGCCCACGTCCCTTCAGACGTGAGCCCGATCTACAAATGGATCAAGACCCTTAAATTAACCTATCAGGTCGCATTATATCACAACCAGACAAGGATATATAGAGGGTCTAAAGAGCTAGGATGAGGCTTTCGCTTATTTTATAGAAGACTTTACCTTTTGTATTGATCACCAATCTACTTACGCCACCACTAGAAATCGACGGTGTAGGTTGACTACTTACTAAACTGATAACACCCGGGGATACAGTAACATACCTTACTGTATCGACCGTTGGTGATGGTTGTGTTCCAATTAAACTCTGTACACCTACACTTATTGTCTTATCTCCGCCCATTGAGACATCGGGAGAGAAACTTGTAAAAGTAAGTGTTTGAACATCGGGACTTACACTTACGCTCTCAGTGGCTGTTATATTTGCCGTTGGTTGGCTAAATGTCGCACTTTGAGCACTAGGAGAGGTTGTAACGTCTGCTCCAGTTAAAACTTGTGGGCTGATTTGACTAAGTGTTCCAGACTGAACATTAGGACTTACTGTTTTATCTGCCGTTGCAGTAACTGTCGGACTAGCTGTACTAAAGGTAGCCGATTGGACTGTCGGGCTTACTGTCGGGTTCTTAGTTGTTGTTATTGTAGGACTAACTTGAGAAAAGGTAGCTGATTGAATGCCTGCACTTACTCCGTCCCCTACTGTAATCTGAATACTTTGTTGACTAAAGGTTGCGCCCTGAACGGCTGGGGAGACTGTAACACTTTTAAGGGCTGTAATCGTTGGGGCTGGTTGAGAAAACGTACTAGATTGTACCGAAGGGCTAACTGTTTTGTTGGCTGTTACTGTAACCGTTGCTGCTGGTTGACTACCTGTTAAGGTTTGTACTCCTGCGTTTACTGTTACATTGGTAACAGAATTGGGCATTATCTGAAATCCAATTACTCCAACGGGATCGTTTGCTGTTGAAATCGTACCTCCTGTAACAGTCCCAGGGTTAGCAGTAGGGGTGCAGGTTTGAAGTCCTAATTGTGAGTCTGGGGTGGTGGCACTCTGGGCATATTCGGCAACCGCCTCAGTCCAATCTCCACCTGACTCACCCGTAGCACTAACCAATCCGTTATCGTCTGCCTGAAAAATACAAGCAACAGCTAACGCACCGACAGTTGTTGTGGTTACAGTTGGAAAGGCTGGGTCAGTGGCATGATATTGGTGGGCAAAACTACCCGAAGGAACAATTTGACTAATCGTTCCAGAGGTTCTTCCACTAAAGCTATAAATCCTTCCGGTACGCATTGTGGTAACTGCAGGAGTGCCGAAAGATATTGCGTCGCTATCTTCATCACCAATAGCTATTTTTCCAAATATCCAATGCTTATAAAGGTTTGCCCCCATCACATACCCATCGGTTGTTAAGAGAGTCCAGTCTGCGGGGGTTGATGGGGTAGTCGCCACGCCCTCATAAGCTACATGGGCAATTAAAACATCCCCAGCGTCAACCGTCGCTGGACAAGTTGGGTTTAAGTCTCCACTACTCGCTTCAGTAGTTACACCATTCCCCTCACCTTTATATGCGACGGCCATTTATACACGCAAACACGGACTTAGTTAAAGCCCGTGTCTGTCTCTCCTTTCGTTATTCTTTACCATTGGTTAAGGTCGGAGTTATTGGAAGTTAAGTATTTTAAGAAGTTCGTCGTAGTTTATTTCTTCCTTACATCTAGGACACTTTACTTTAAAATCTTTACTTCTAACTCCATCTAAATGTCTCGTTGTCCAGAGTTCTAGATTTTCAATTCTATTATCGGATTTATTACCATTTATATGGTGTATTTTTTCCCAAGGTAGTAAATATCTACCTAGTTCCTTCTCCATTACTAAACGGTGCTCAAAAACATATTTACCACCGACAGCGTTCGGATGTGTTGGAACGTGCACTTTTCTATATCCTTTAAAGTTGATTTTTCCACCACTCCAGTTGTAATGTTTGTATCCTTTTATCCCATATCTTTCGGGATTGTATTTTCCCGCACATTTTTTGGAACAAAAGTTACCAAACAAACCCTGACTCATTCGAGAGGGAACAACTGTATATTTTTTACTACAATATTTACATTCCCTCTCTACGAGCCGAGTGTGCCATCCGGTTACTCTATTAACGAGCCACCATTGTCCAAAGGAATCTTTTTCTTTTATATACTTTGTCATTTGGTCATATTATATACTTAATTATAACCTAGTGCAAGTATACCAACCTAATTCAAATTTATGATCCCCTCTGAGTTCCAACTCACGGTAAATGTTCCACTTGAACTTACTTGGTATGAACCAAAATCAAAGTAACAAATCAAAGCCGATGCGGCTGTTGTGTCGTATAGAACTGCTCCATACGCTGAAAGTGAAGACGAAGCCCATATAACATCTGCTCCATCCCACACACCCTCGTCTCCTCCGTTATCTTGTGAGACTGAGAGTCCTGACAATGCTCTTCCACCTGCTGTATAACCTGTTCCGGTTATTTGGCCTGAAACATCTGAGATCTTTTTGTGAGTATCAATGTTTGGTGTGTAGGCTTGATAGACCAACATCACTTTAACTGAATCATTATCGAGATCCATGTCTCCGTTCATTATCTGCTTCTTAAAACTGTTGTAAATTGCGTTTGCCATCTAAAATCACATCCTTCCTTGAACACCCATCTTTATTGCATCCAGGCGTATAGTAATATTCTTTTGTAAATCTTTACACATTTTATGTACTAATTTCTGCTCATCCTCTACCCAAATAAATATATTGTCTTTAACTTTTCCCTGACACATAGAACAAGTCGGTTTTCTCATGAGTAAGTCAAGGCTGTCAGATCAGTTGCTACGTTGTCGAAATTACTGTCCCCATTCGCAAAAGTAATTACCGTTCCTGTCGTTTCGTCAATCTTTTTAACTTGCCACTTAGCCGTTGCCTGAGGTGTACCTGGTGCGGCTATGGCTAGGTAAGTAACCGATCCCACAACTGTAATCTTTACAGCTACAGCATCAGCTTGATTGCGTGTTAGATTCACTCCGTCATATCCTAGAGGTTCTGCTGTAGGAACCTTAAAAGTATCATCAAATCCCCAATTCTGCATCGCTTGGGGTGTGTATCTGGTTTTAGAGAACGTTGTCATGTTTTCGTGTTTCTAAACTTTTTAGGTATTTAACAAATTCCGATAGCTTAATTATTCTTTGGGCTTGTGATTCTATCTTGTCGATACCTGCAAACTTCTCCAAGTTCTTTAGTTTTTCTTTGGCTTGCTTAATTGTGTCTCCCATTTCCCCGCTTTTAACTAATCCTTTAAGATAGTCTTCAATAACTTGTACATCCTCAACCATATCTGCCTCATCCCATGTCAACTTAATGTCTAAATAGTCCGCAGTGAAGGGGAGTTTATTTTCTTGCTCATACATAGTGAAAAGTGGGTCAACCAATGGGGTTGTATTAACCTCAGGCTTGGGGGTTACCTTGTTTTCAGCCACAACGGGTTCAGGTTCCGGTGCTGACCTAAATGTTGTCGATGTATCATTCATTTTTATACTTACTATGCTTATTTACATAATCGTTGATGTCTAAAACATTTCCTGTTCGTCCTGCTTTCATTTCTCTAACTAAAGACTTTCTCATAGATCTAATGGCCGAGGTTTCGTTGACTATTTTCTTTAGACTCTCTTTAGCCAACTTTCGATAGTGTTCGGGCGTAAGAGGGTCGTCTATTGTTCTTTCTAACTCCATCACATCCTCCACCCTGTCCTCCGGCACTCCATACCTGTCTTTGGTTACAATATACCTAATTTCTCTTAATCTTTTCTCTGCAACCAACTTTTCCTCCTCTAATTTGTTAGAGTCTTTAAGTATGGCTACTAATTTAGTTACTTCTAGTCCGTAGTTCACTTTTTCTTTTTAACCTCCTTCTCAACTGGCTCTACTAAGGCTTCAAGTTTTTCCCACTCTGCTGACTCCGCTCCGGTCTTCATTTCTATCTTCCTTAGTTCTTCTAATCTTTCAATTTGTACTGCTGTCATCATATTTATCACCTCTTTCCTGTTTGTTTTGAGTGGAAACCAAGAGCAGTTGCCACTCATACAAACACTTAAGCCGACCTAAAGCTGTAGCCCCAAGTCGAGTTAAGAACCTTTGCTACATACGAACCAGCCCATGCAATATCAACCCACCTTCCGGTGACGTTGTTAGAGTCGGGGCCAGAAACGATATATAACTTTGGTTGATCCCCTTCTAAATCATAAGCACCGAATGAATCGGCACCATGAATGAAGTTGTAGTAGGTCGTAACGGTTGAGGATGAGCCTGTTCCAACTGCCGACATTTTGTTTGTCGAGAGCAAGAATCTAACTCCATGAACCTCTCCGATCTCACCATTGTACAAATCTTTCGGATCTGTGTACTGTCTGACTCCCAGCCATGTAGAGTCGGCCATAAGTCCTGTCTTAGACACCGGTTGCACTTTCCCGATGTAAAATCCATCTGGATAGCGTTGAGCCTTTGCTGATTCAAGATTCTGTACGACTGTTCTAACGTCTGTTAAGTCCAGTGTGTCTGATGTTTTGATAGATGACGCTTTTTTGCTATTCGCAAAGCCGGCTGTAAAGCCTGCCGATAGAGCGTTACCCGTGAGTCTGTCGATGGTTTCACCCATGTTTTGACCCAAAACCTCTATATTCTCTGCATTGTTTTTATCAATGCCCACTAAGGTCAAGAATTTAGAAATCTTCCCACGATTTCCGTACTCAGCGAGAGTACATGAAACTGCGGAACCTTCCATCAAAGACACTGCTGGGTTTGCACCTTCCGAAAGTGCTGTGGTCGCCAAACTCATTGGAGTCTTTCTGTTAAAGACAATGCTCTTTCCAGAGTTTTTCCCATGAGTAGACTTCTGCGCACCTTCTGACAATACTATGCTTGCCTTTGCTCTTTTGAGAAAGATCTTCTCATAATACGTCATCACTTCGGTTGATAAATCACCAGTTGTTCTGTTTAATGCTTCTGCCATTTTGTTTGTAATAATCTACGACTCTTTTGAGTTCCTCTAAATTATTACGATATATTCACCTCCTTCTACTAAAACATTCACCCTACACCTGTAAGGTAAAGCCAATCTCTTAACGGGGTTTCTCTTAATGATAGACCTCGCCAAGTTTCTTCTTCATCTCCTCGATGCTAAGCTCAGAAAACGGTTTCTCTTGTTCCTGAACCTGCGTAGGTCTCATGGCTTGCT